CCGCCAACTGCCGCCAAGTACCGCCAACAGCAACTAGGTGGTTGTTGTCAGTAGATTTGCAATGGGCCGTCTTCCTCTGGCATGTGCGCGGCTCCCCACGCGGCCAACATGCACGATTCGAGCGGGCTGGTGAGACCGGTCGAGCCGCGTCGGGTCACGCGCCAAGCGTCACCGGCCCATGTGCGCGCGCTGTTGGCCGCGCTTGCGTCCAAGTCCGTGTCGGCGGCGTGAAGCACGGTGCCGTTGCTCAAACCGCTCACATAGGACTGGCCCACCGTGAGATAGTCGGTGGCGGTCAAATCGCAGAATCGCACGGTTTCTTCGTCGCCCATGTGCCTCAACCGGTCGGCAAGGTCGGCGCTGGTGCCGCGTGTGTCAATCACCAACGGCGCGGCGTATGTGTCGCACAACCGTTTGATTTCCGCGGGCGCGTGGCCGGTGCCGTCCATGATTTTGAGCAGTTGCGTGGTCACGCTGCCGTCATCGTTCACGATGCCCGCCGAAATGCTGGTGTGGGTCGCGTCCACGTCCACGGCGACACCGAACACCACCGGTCGCGCGCCCAGTTCGCTCGGGCTGATAGGCGGCGCCGTGGTTGTGGCCCAAAGGTCGGCGTCAATCACCCTGTCGGTCACGCCTTCGTCCCTCTGGTTGCCGAATGCGCGCGCCCAGCCGCTCGGATTGTTCCGCCATTGTTCGCGGAAGTCCGGCAGTTGGTCACGTCGCCAGAGCAGACCGGCGGCGGGGTGGTAGCGCATAATCATGTCAAGGTTCTCGGGGTCAGCGTCGGGCGGCAACCCGAAGTCAAACCAACAGGTACGCCGCGACTGGTCGCCCGCTCGGCATTCGTCAAGTTTCCGGTTGAAAAACGTGCTGTCCGCCGTGCCCTCGGTCGAGGTTATCCACAGCTGTGGCTGCACGCCGGTGGCTTGCAATCGTGTCGCCATGGTCGGCACGAAGCCGTCAAGAATCATGTTGCCGGTTTCCTCGCTTAGGCTAAACGCCTCGTCCAAGGTCACTTTGTCGCCCTGTACGCCGTGGCCTGATACCTTCGTCACCGATTTAGGCATGATGATGGAACCGTTACGGAACGGCTGGGCCTCGCTGCCGCGTCCCATGTACGGCCTACCGGTGATGGGGGCGAGCGGTGAGGCTTGCAAAGTCTTCAGGAATTTCTTGAAGTGGTCGCCAGCGTCCTTGCCGGTCTGAGCGAGATAGTAAACATACCGGTTCGGCCCCCACTGCGTGTTCCGCGTGTCCCAAGCGTCCACCAGCGTTGACTTGCCGCACTGGCGCGGCGTGCTGAGAATCACCGTGTCGTAGAAGTATGTTCCGGTGTCGGGGTCGATTTCGCCGGCCACGTCGGCCACGAGCCGTTGCCACGGCAGCAAGGGCGTGCCCAGCAGTTCGGCAAAGCGGGCCACTATAGCGCCGTCAGTCCGGCGTTCCAAGTTCCGCGCGGTGCCGCCGCGCATTGGCACGGTCACGCCTTCGCCTCGGTCAGCAGCGCGGCCAGATTCTCGTCAAGCTCGGGGGCCTCGGGGTACAGTTCGCGCAAATGGTCGAAAGCGTTGTTATAGCTGTCCGCAAGCGTCGAAATGTTCTTGCCCAACGTCAGATAGCTATCGATGTTGTGCGCTATCGCGGTCATCAGCGCCGCGTAGGTGTCAGCGGCCTCGGTGACGGTCTTTCCATCGAAGAACGTCTTGAGGTTGGCGCGTGTGCGCGTCTCCATGAAGCCCTGACGATTGCCGATTTCCGAGAATCCCTCAAAGGTTCCCTGAATTGCCATTGTTCGCCTCTTTTCGTTGCAATTCCGCCGTTTTCAGGCTTTTTTTATTTTTGGTTGGGGGTGAAAAAAACTTGGCGCGGGGTGATTTCCAAGGCCGTCCGTTTAAAAAACGAGCCTCACCACTCGGGCCGTGAAGCAACAGACGTTGAACCCGAACGAAGGCCAAGGGCAACGAGCTTCGCACGCCGCGCGGCCTGTCTCACGTCCACGAGCTGCTGCGAGAGATGCAGCGAATACCATTGCCGCGCCGTCTGCCTAGCGCCCTCGTTGCGCTGCTGCGTCTCCAACCGGTCGAACACCACGGCAGCGCCGGGGTCAACAACGTGAATGTCATAGTCGAGCGCCAACCATTCCTCAAGCAATCGAGGGTGAGCGTGGCTGGCCGGTATCGATTTGATAAGCCACACGTCAACAGGCGCGTTCATGCGCACCAGCTTGTTGTACGCGCCTTGCCATGCGCCTTGGCCCGCCTGAATCAACGGGGCCGTGGGCTTGGCCTTCACGTCACCGCCAAGGGTAAGCGCCGAAGCCAACTGGTCGAAGTCCAGCACCAGCGCGTCACTCGCCGCGTGTTGCGCCACATAGGAACTCTTACCGGCGCACGGCGGGCCGATAACCGCGTGGATAGTCGCGCCGTAACCGGATAGCACACGGTTGCTTCGGCTGATGTTGCACGCCTTGCACGCGCGCCGTATGTTCGCCACCGTGCCACGGCCACCGGCCTTGAACGGTATGATATGGTCGTCTTCCTCGCCGTGGTGCGTGCATACCGGCAATTCCAGCCAACAGTCATTGCCCCATGTCTCTATGACCTCTTCGCGCACGCGGCGCGGTATCGTTCCACGCTGGCGCTTCAATCCCCTTGTCGCCATTGTCACGCCTTGCCCTTCTGCTCCATCACCCACCGGTCAAGGTCGGCAGCCTCGTACAGGCACGGCGAATTGATAGCGTCACCGGCCTTGAACCAGACGGGGCCGGTGTTGTCCGCCCTCATGCGCTCCATCTGCCTTTGTGAACGATGCAAGTACCGTGCGGCCTGAGCGGTCGTGAGTTTCGCGCGCGGGTTCATTCAGCACACCCCCGCGTAAGCCTTGAGCGAGGTCAACAGGTCGGCGCGGTCGAACACCTGAACACCGGCGCGCTTGCGAGGCCGCTGCACGTAGCCTTCACTGATAAGCTGCTGCAACACATGGTCTCCGGTCGGGTCAGCGGTCGGCGCAATCTTGCCGAGATGCAGCAGCTTGCACACCATGCCACGCTCAATCGAGTCGGTGCCCGTGGTGTCATGCTCCAACTGGGCGACGTTCCACCTGATAGCGTTCTTCATGTCCTTCGTCCGCTGGGCCTTATTCGCCGGTGACTGACGCTTGGCACGCCGGGAAATCGGACGGCCGGAACGTTTGTAAGAGACTGCATAACCCATCTTGTTGCCTCGTTTCGTCGTAAGTGCTTGGTTGATGTTCTTGTGAATCGTGATTAACCGGGTTTTCATTTCATGTGACCTTCGGGTGGTGAGCGGTTGAGCGGGGGAACCTAAGCCGGAAACAAGCGTTGAAGCGCAAGGCTTCGCCGTCGTTTCCAGTGAGGTTCGCCCAAATTGCTTCGTAACGGAGCCGCGTATATCGCTTTGAGGTCAGCGGCCGAAGCCGCGCGCAAGGTCACGACAAGAGGCCCGCCACGTATGACGGTGCTGCACCCTGTTGCGCCCTGACAATGCGCCCCAAGTCGTTCAGTAACCCGCATGGCGTCCCCGCGCCGTCTTAACCACGCCCCCACAGGGCGTGTGTTTGTAACGCGGTGAGCAAGCCGCGCTAGGGTACTTTCAACGTGCTACGGGTCACCTAGAGTCGCCCCCGATTACGGCACATTCAGTTATCGGCAAACGCCTACCGTCGTCTTCGGCGGCGCAAATCGTCCTGAGCCAAAGCGTCGTTGATGGACGCGCGTAGCGCCTCAAGAGTCTGTCGGGTCGCCACCTGATTCAACGCAATATCGCCGCTGTCGGAATGAATCTCAAACAATCCCGGATACTCGGGGTGAGCGTTCGCCCACACGCGCGTAGGTGTCTGGAACATGCTCATAGTTCGGCCTCTACTTTCACCGCGTCCCTGTAACCGGCGCTAATCCACATGGCGGCTCGGGCACTGAACATGGCAACGGTCACAAGCGCGAACGCCAGCACCGCGAACGGTGCCGCAAGAACGGTTCTAATCCCTCTCACAATCGGCCCCTTCCTTGGTCTCATAGCGCATTTCTACGCCCCTTCCTGATTGCCTCGGCAATGTGCTGGTTGATGGTCACGAGGTCGCCCAGACTCATGCCCGCGAAAGCGAAGTAATCGCCGTCAACGGTGATTCTGAAACCAAACGAGTTGTCAACCTCGAAATGGTCAACGTCGAAATGGTTGTGCGACTCCTTGGTGAAAACAGGCATGTCACTTCACCTCTAACGGCTTGCGGCCCAACAGAACATCAGCGCTGACGTTCAACAGGTCGGCAGTCTTGGCGATTTCATCAGCGGTGAAAATGACATGCCCGGCGCATTTCTGCGAGACGCTGGAACGGCTGCAACCAATTGCATCGGCCATGTCTTGCTGTGTCAAGCCATTAAAGGCCAGTAAGCGTTTAATCAGCTCACCAGTGGTGATTTCAGGTCTAGTTTGTTTAGTCATGTTAACATCATACATATAAGTTGGTGAGATTCATTCCCGCGTGTCGAGTGATTAACCAACAAAATTAAGCTGTGCTAAACTTCTGTTTATGACACAAACAATTGCAATGCCCGTTGCGACGGGGGAAGAACAGCGTGAGAGTCTGCAAGACGTGGTTACGCGAAACATGCGCGTAGCTATGGCGTTGCGGGGCGTGAACCAAACAAAACTAGCTGAAGCGCTCGGTTATGCTCAGCGTGGCGGAATTAAGCTCAGCTTTATTAGATTTCGACATGCCTTGATTTATAGCATGAGAAGTTAAGCTGAGCAATCCGGCGTGTCGCAGTGGACAATTGAATTAGGCTGACGCTAATCTAATTGCATGACACAAACAATTATTAGCCCTCGACCTACAGCGGAATCGAGGCAAAGTGAAAGTCTCCAAGAGATAGTGACGCGGAACATGCGCGTGGCTATCGCGCTGCGCGGCTGCGCGCAAAAGGACTTAGCGGCTGCTATGGGAATAACGCCCGCCAGCTTGTCTCAGAAGTTCGTCGGTAAGACCTTGTGGAACCTCGTAGATATAGAAAAAGCCTCAGGTTTCTTCAATGTGAAACCTGAGGCGTTGGTAGCGGGGCATGGATTTGAACCATGGACCTCTGGGGCTAAACCACCTTGGATATATCCCGATTACTGGGCGCTGGTTGACTAGCTGCGCATGGTGGTAGCGTGCGGCCATGGCGAAGAAAATGGTTATGCCCGTTGCGTGGGCGCAAGATGTTGATTGCTGGTTGGAGACGTTGAAGGCCGCTGGTTTCAGCGACGACACGGTGAGGTCGCGCCGGTACAAGATAGCGCGGTTGTGCCGTGAGCTGCCAAGCCCGATGGAGACAACCGGTGAGCAGATAACGCGGGTTTTCGCGGCGCATGATTGGAAACCCGAGACGCGCAAGGGCTATCGCAACACGATAGCCGGGTTCTACCGCTGGTTCTATGAGACGGGTCGGCGTGGTGACAATCCCACGGCGAAGGTGCCGAAGGTGAAGAAGCCACAGGCGCACCCCCACCCTTGCCCTGACAAATATATTCTCATGGCGTTGGGGAAGGCCACCGAAGATGAACGGCGCATGATACGGCTCGCCGCCGAATGCGGCCTACGTCGTTCCGAGATTGCCGCCGTGAACAGTGATGATGTGATGGACGATTTGCTAGGCAAGTCGCTTATCGTGCGAGGCAAGGGCGACAAGCAGCGCATAGTGCCGTGCCCTGACGATTTGGCCGCTGAGATACAAGCGTGCGGCGGCTACCTGTTCCCCGGCAGATGGTCGGGACACGTCGAAGCGTCTTACGTGGGCAAGCACATTACACGGCTGCTGCCTGATGGCTGGTCGGCCCACTCGCTACGGCACCGGTACGCCACCAGAACCTATGAGTCAACACATGACCTGTACTTGGTGAGCAAACTGCTGGGCCATTCCTCGGTCGAGACAACACAAATCTACGTTGCGATGCCTGACAGCCGGTTACGCGCCGGCATGTCCGCCGTCACTCTGCAAGCCTGATAAGATTCTGACAACCCAAAGAAGGATTAACCATGAAAAAGATTATCGCAGCAGCCGGCACCGTTACCACCGTGTTGTCGTTGGCCGCTTGCGGCGGCAATACAGCCGTCGATAAGTCCGATTGTCTGGACGTGCCGCAAGACGTGCTGAATGTCGTGGCTTCAGGCAGCGACAGCAGCGGTTTAAAGCCCGAGACCGGCAAGGCCGTGAAGGGCGACACCGAAGGCACCTATTGGCTTGCCATGAAGTTCACCGCCGATGGTTTCAACGGTGATACCGAGACCGGTATATGGCTGGTGTCCGGTCTTGATGCCGCCAGCGCCGCGCCGGTCATGTCGGTTGACGGTTTCGCCAAGCAATTCACGCACTGGCCCGCGCAAATCAACGGTACCGAGCTGAACGGCACCGAAGAGAAGGCGAAGGCCGCTGCCGCGTGTCTGGCCTGATATGCAACAGCCCCCCCACATTGTGTGGGGGCTGTTGCATCATTGCGCGTGCTTGGCGCGTGATTTCGGGGTGATTGGGTTGTCTTTCCACCATGCCCAGAGCGCGGCTCCCACGTTGAAGAGCAGCGCGACTAGCTGGTTCACGGTTTCGTCCGCAATCGGTATGGTGTCCACGCCGAACATGACAAGCGCCGCGTTGACAAGTCCCAAGAGAAGCACAATGAAGCGGGCGATTGTGGCCGCGCTGATGCCGGGCGTGCGCGGGTCGCCGCCTTCCACCTGTTCCTCGTTATCCATGGTTTAGCCTTCCTTCTCGGTCTTGCTGGTCGCGGTCACGTTGATTTCGAGCGCGTCCAGTTTTGCTTTCACGGCGGTTTCAACGGTTTTGGCGACATCGGCGGGGTTGCTGCCGAGCGCCTTGGAGAGCGCTTCAATCGCCGCCGCCTGAGCGGTGATTGTCGCGGTCATCTCACGCACGCGCTTGTCGATGTAGCACACGCGCGTGTAGATGTCGCCTTTGCTGCCGTCCTTGGTGCCGCCGTCGTCCGTGCGGGTGAGGATTCGGTAGAGCGCGGCGGTGTCGTGATGTACCCAACTGAGCCTCACCCATGCGGGTAGGTTGTTCTTGCCGCTTGTGGCGTTCTCGCCAAGTCCGTAGTTCCAAACGTCTCCGGCGCTGGTCATGTCGTTTCCTTCCAGTATTTCGTTTGCCTTGTTGATTACGTAGATGTAGTTCAGCCCGTTCGGCGCGAGGTCGGGGCATGTGGTGTGGTCTGAGCCGGGTATCTCACGGTGTAGAAACACGTTCACACCGTGTACGAGTTTCGGCCAGCCGTATCGGCGGGCGATGTCCGCGCACAGTCGCGCCGAAGCGTCGTGGCAAGCCTGAGTACAGGGTATGAAGTCCATTCCGCCCTGATGCTCGATACTGATGGTCTGACAGTTGCTAGCATGGTTGCTGTCGGTCCACGGCGCGTCAGATTCGGCTACGTACTGGTGTATTTCGCCGTTGGGGCCGATACCGTACGTGCTTGATGCCTGTCGGTTCGGGTTCTGAAACACGTTGTCCGTGCCGGTCAGGTATCCGGCCATGATGTGCAAGGTGATGCGCGTCACCTTGTAGCCCAAGCGGCCGTTGTAGTGGTTCGGGCTTCCTATCCACTTGATGCCATCCATGTTTTCCTTTCAATTGTCGTGTTTGAACAAATCTTCTGGCGGGCTGGGTGGTGGCGGGCCTAGCCCTTTGTAGATGTGGTCAACCAGCGCGCGGTTCCATTGCCATAGGCGTTGGTTGTCGGCTTGCATTTCCTGAGCCAGCTGGTAGGCTTCCAGCCGGTTTTTTGCGGCGGCGAACATGCTGGTTGTCATGGCTCCGCCGATTGTTCCGGCCACGCCGACAATCGCCACTATGATTGCTTCGCTCATACAAGGCTCATTTTCCTTGTTCCGTACACTTGGGTGATGGTGATGAAGTCGCCCATGGATGCGTTGTTACTTCCGACCGCGTTGACCTCGCCGGTCTGGTAAAAGGTCGATGTGCTGCGCTTCCATGTGTTGATTGTCTTTCCGTCAATCAGATAGCAGCGGTTTTTCACGTAGAACTGAGCGTTTCCGTTGTAGAGGCTCGTGGTGAGCGACACAATCTTCTTGTTCGGGTTGGCTACGTCCATGGACGCATAAATGTTGTCGTTGCTTTTGAAGCAGATGGTGAGTTTCTCGAAGTTCGCCGCCGACTCGTTCAGGGAGATTGCGCCTTGGAAGACGTTGTTGTCGTTGTCGTACAAGGTCACGTAGTTCGATTTGATGTTGGACAACAGGGTTTCGAGCGATGCCACGCGCGCGGTGAGCGCGTTCTGGTCTCCGCCGCCGTAATCGAATTTCGCCAGTACTCTTTCGATGCCTTCGGCCTGTTGCTGAAGAATATCGGGGAGATTCCTTATCGGCTCGTTGTCCTCGGGGTACGGGAAACGGTATTTTTCCGTGGTTCCTACTGTCATGGTTCCTCACCTATTTTCGATACGTAGCGCAAAGCGCCAAGTTTCCAATTGCAGTCAGCGAATGTGGCCGTGCTGGTCATGGCCTTCATCTGGGCGCATGTAGGCGTGCCCGTTTTGGTGTTGACGGCGGGGAAAAGCCGCGCCTTATGCGTCCAGTGGCTTTTGCGGTTGGTCACGTCGTATGTGAGCGTGCCGCCGATTTTCGCCCACGGCCCGTATGTGGCCGGTGCCGAACGCTCGAATTTCGAGCCGATGAACACCATGACCGTTGGGCGGCAGTACATGAAAAGCTGGTTGAGCCTGTCGCCCCTGAACGTGACTTCGGGGAGCCGCAAACGCCGGTTGCTTTCCCTGATGGTGTTCATGGCAAGCGTGAAGTCGATTTTTCCGGGGTCGCTGTCCGCCTGATTGTCGTACTGAGTCCAATTGGCCTCGATGCTCAGGCATGTGTCACCCTCACGCGCCGACTGTTCGACCTGAACGGAACGGCTGCCGTCCTGATTGAACTCGACCGTCTTGTAGCCGCTGCTGTTGCCTCGGTGCGAATATTTGAACTCAAGCTGCGTGTAGTATTCGTCTGCTGCGCTCAACGACGGTTCGGGGTCGATAATCACGTCTCCAGCGTCCGCATAACGACAGTCAACAGTTATGTCGGTGTTGTCGTCGCCTGTGCGGATACGCGGGCCGGTCAGCACGGTGTCAATCGTCCATCGAAGATACAGCGCCTCGAAAGACGGTATTTTCTTCGGGTCGGCGCTTTGATACGAGATGTAGGCTGTGCGGTCAATCTCGAACTGGTATTTGCTGTTGACCTGTCGTGTCCGGCAGCTTTGCGCCCAGTCGATGAAGCTCTTGCGTTGTTCCGCGCTGAATGGCGTGGGGAAAATACTCCACGGCCACCAGTAGTTTTGCACGCCGTCGTAGTACAGCCACTTCTGCACCGTTTCTGATGTCTGCCCTTGCATCCACCATTGCCAGCCGCGCGCCATGTTCGCGGTGGTGTTCGTGTTCGGCCCTTGTCGGCAATCGGTCTTGAGAATATAGATTCTGTCCGATGCTGTCACGCTCAACCGGTTTCGTCCGCTGTCATGGTCGAGAATCTGCACGTCGGTAACGTAGCCGTCGAACAGGC